GTATCTTATCTTCTACATTATGCGATCTTCAATGATAGTATCAATATAGGTATTCTTGCGAACAAAGCAAAGATTGCGATGGATCTACTTGGTAGATTACAGACTGCATATGAGAACTTACCAAAATGGATGCAGCAGGGTATCATAGCATGGAACAAAGGTTCATTAGAATTAGATAACGGGTCAAAAATATTAGCAGCATCTACATCTGCATCTGCTGTTCGAGGTATGTCTTTTAACATACTATTCCTCGATGAGTTTGCTTTCGTTCCGAATCATGTTGCAGACGATTTCTTTGCATCTGTGTATCCTACGATTTCTTCTGGTACTAGCACTAAAGTTATAATCGTATCCACTCCTCGTGGTATGAATCATTTTTATAGAATGTGGCATGATGCTGAAAGAGGAACAAACGGATATATTCCTACTGATGTACATTGGAATGAAGTGCCTGGAAGAGATGATGCTTGGAAAGCACAAACAATAGCAAATACATCTGAGCAACAGTTTAAAGTTGAGTTTGAATGTGAGTTTCTAGGATCTGTTAATACACTCATAGCACCTAGTAAACTAAGAAATTTAATATACGATGCACCTATAACAAAAAATGCTGGTTTAGATATCTATGAAGACGCTATAAAGGATCATAATTACATGATTACAGTTGACGTTGCTCGTGGATTAGGAAATGACTACTCAGCGTTTATTGTATTTGATATCACTCAGTTCCCATATAAAGTTGTAGCGAAATATCGAAACAATGAAATCAAACCGATGCTGTTCCCCAATATAATTCATAGTGTTGCAAAGGGATATAATAACGCATTCCTTTTGATAGAGGTAAATGATATTGGAGATCAAGTAGCAAGCATCTTGCAATATGACCTTGAATATGATAATCTATTGATGGCTTCGATGAGAGGTAGAAATGGTCAGGTGGTTGGTCAGGGTTTCTCAGGTAAGAAGTCTCAGTTAGGTGTTAGAATGACTGCAGCAGTCAAAAAATTAGGTTGTAGTAATTTAAAAACACTCATTGAAGATGATAAGTTACTGACCTGTGACTATGAGATTATTTCTGAACTCACAACATTTGCTCAAAAACATAACTCATTTGAGGCAGAAGAAGGATGTAACGATGATCTAGCAATGTGTCTTGTAATCTTTGCATGGTTAGTTGCACAGGATTACTTTAAAGAGATGACTGATAATGATATAAGAAAAAGGATATATGAAGAACAAAAAAATCAAATCGAACAGGACATGGCTCCGTTCGGTTTTATATCAGATGGTCTGGATGACGATACATTTGTTGACTCTGAAGGAGATAGATGGCATACTGATGAATATGGTGATCGCTCTTACATGTGGGACTACAGATGATTTCATTTTTACTTTTTAACGCAGGTTTTTTAAATCTTTTATTTTATGTTTTCGCAATAGGATTTGTGATTTCATTAATATTAGAACAGTTTGTAAAAAATACAGGAACTGAAGAAGAACTCTTCATTGTTCAGACAAATAGGAAATATTGTTGGAGACAGGCATGGGTAACAAACATCCTATGGTTCTTTTGTAACGTAGCATTATACATAGCATCTAGAAATGCACAACCTGTAGACAATTTCTGGAATGGTATCTAATGGACTTAGATGATCAATTTGATCTAGAACATA